AAATCCATTACTCTTCTATCCTATCTATTAATAGGTCAAGATACCATTGGGCTTTCTTTAGGTCTTCAGTAGGCTTACCCTTATACTCATAACGCCACAGGTATTTCATACAGTTACCCTTGAGATAACCTAAGAACGCGTCTTCAGACATACTTGCTTCAATGCCTTCAATACATTCCACGCCACCTGTATTGTAATGATTAGGGTTGTTGACTACATCTTCTACCATGTCATCAACTTGCATATCTGGGTACTGCTCACGAAAGTCTTCCCACTTCTTAACAAGTCTAGGGTGATTCTTTCGCAACTCGTCCCAGTCTTGGGGGCTTGCATCAACCATTTTATTTCTCCTCTACCCAATCACTAGAAAAACCGTAGCTGTCCCACATGCTTAGTGAATGCACGTGAAACTCAATGGCGTAATCCCACGCATCTTCAACGCTCAGGTACCCACTATCGTCAGGGTTTGCCTTTGATGCCACGTATAACTCTATAGCTAATTGATGTACCCTTGCCACATCGCGCTTGGTAAAAGGTTTACTCATCTCATCTCTCCTCAAAAGTTTAATACAATATGTTCCACACCACGTGCCTTAGCACGGCATAGATACTCTAACCAATTAGAACATTGGTCTTCACCTGTCTCATCTTCTAACTTCCACACACGACTACGCTCTTTGCGTATCGCTACATCTATACATTCTAACTCTGCTTTTACTACAGGGTTTGATACTAACTCAGTCACTTAATAAATACTCCATACTGTGTAACGTGTTTTCATTGATTACCATAGCAATGCCACCTGCATCAGCTATTAGTTTTAATTGCATCTTCTGTAACTCAGTAGCAGTGTTCTTACCTGCCTTAACTTCGATACCAAAGAACTTACCTTTATAACAACCTACAATGTCAGGCACACCACTCTTACCATATCCACCTGTAGCGGGGAAAAAGTAATACGCTCCGATCTCTTTTAAGTAGGCGACAATCTTCTTCTTAACCTTACCTTCGGGGGTCATAGCCATGTTATCGCTCCTCTTCGAATATGTAATATACACTATCTGCATACTTATAGCCAACTTCTTCCACATACTCACGCTCATCTAACATACTCAACACAGATACCTTATGTTGTATATCTTCTGGTACGTTGTTACTGTACGTTGCCTTATCAGGGACACAGAAATTCTTGTCGTATGAAGTAATACCCTTACCAGTGTCTTCCTGTAACGAGCCACTACCCACACGCACTCTGTGCGTCTCAACCACTTGATCGCCCACATGATTAGTACGCACCCAACACAACCTAGCATACTCGGTCTGGTCTACATGCTTATGTCTGTCTCTAGTCTTGTGGAACTCAGTTAGTAGGTCATTTACCTCATCACTCAAACGCACCAACCCCATTTCAGTCTGACGTACTATGTCATCGAGTATGGGCGGTAGCGGTTCGTCAATGTAAAACGTATTGAACCCAAGTTTACTCGTTGCTTGTTGGAACTTCAGGCGAGCCGTTTGTCGCAGATCATTTATACAATCCTTCATACTATCGACTGATACCCTAGCTACCTCAGCTAACGAGTTAGGGCGCAATGCTGTACGCGCATTCTTAATCGCTTTGTCTAGCGACTTACTCGTTCGGGTACGGAACTCCCAAGGACTATTCCAAGGGCAGTACCGATTGTTAGTTATATGGTGACTAGTTACATGATAAAACCTTTCATGCACTGTACCATCGGGTTCAAGCACTTCTTCCATAAACAACTCGCCCATCTCCATGAAGTCATTAGGTAAGTACAACCTACACCTATTAAGTTTGCCGTTGGTGTAATGAAGCACAACATCTTTTGGTAAGTGTGCTGTCGCCTGTTTCACAAACAAGTCCCACTCCACACGTTGTGGTGCGTTATGGTCTATGATGGCTTGTTCGTGTTCACGCGTGCTCTCAGCCTTGCGTTTTTGCATATCACTTACGAGCCATACATCTCTCTTGTTGCCTCGGTTATCTCTATATATAGTCATACTGATCTATCCTTTTCAATGAATTCTCTGTGCTTGGTCTTGAACCCTGCTAACTCGTTCACTTGATTGTTGAACTGTCTGCGGAACTTCTGTGGGTCATCGGTTACTGACGTTCGCTGTGTTCCGTAGTAGTCGTATGTGGATATTTGTCCCAGTATCCACGAGACTGTAGGTGTACGTCTTGGGTCATCTTCATCGAGTAACATAGAACAGAACGCGGACTTCACGTTAATACATTCACCTGCTTGTTCGCGCATTTGTGTACGTACTTGCCAGTCGTTTTGGTACGAGTCAGCGAGTAAGTCTTTCATTGTCCACGCCCACTCAACAATATCTTTACACGCTTGTCCGTACTTACGCTTGGCTTTCTTGTCGATACGATAACGAGTTACAGGTTCTTTGTGTTGCCCATGCACTAACTTGTACATCGTATCCCACTCACCTGTAGATGAATTCTTGAACTCAGTCAACTCAAACTCAAGGTACGACTTATCATCGTTCTTGGTAAAGTTTTGTGCGCCCGCCCACCAGTTATTATCTGACGCTTGGTACCAATGCTCATAATAATTTTTGTGTACCCACTTACCTTTGGGTAAGAAGTGAGTCTGCAATATGTTGTTCATATTACGCGCTCGAATAAACTGCTTACCATTGTCAATGGTGAAGTACATTGGGTCGGGTGTTGCTCGGTCAATGAATGAATACGTTGACGTATGTGCGTATTCGCCACTGCCATTGCGTATGCGGATACTCTCGATACCAGTGCGGGGGTCACGTAACCATGTGATAGGTGCACGTGCAATCATACCCTTACGATCTTCTTGGTAGATATACTGCGCATCATCACTAGGTAATATGTGAGTCAGTACATACTTGTTACGATTTACCTTGACGATATGCTCCCACTTACGTGCACGATCACCAAGGGGTCGTATGTCTGTGCCTCGGATTGGTTTGATACTGTCGTAATGTTTTACAACATCACTGAAACTATTTAGATTGTAACGATACATAGCCATAATTTATTTCCTCATGTTTACTGCGAGTCGCAGTAGGTTAACCTTGTAGTATTCTTGCCCATGCTTGAGCAAGCTGTTCACGTTCTTCTTCGGTACACTTAGAGTGACGTGTACTCATGTACGATAGCCGATACTCAACCGCTACCTGTACCTCTTTGACTGCCCTGTCCCACGCCATGCGCTTGTGTACGGCTTCCATGCCCATGCCAAATGATTCACTCATACCATGTCTCCTGAGTTGATGTGTATAGTCTTGCCACAGTTAGCTGTAGCACCCTTGTTGTCGAGTATGCACCACAGTGTTGGGCATGCCCACGTACCCCAACCACCATACAGATAACCATCAGTCAGTATGATTGTTGCTTGCGGGGTGATGCCATTGGTTGTCATGTAACTTGTTACACAGTTAACATCAGTACCCCCACCACCTGCGGGCTTGGTAGATGTCACGATAGTGTCAAGCTGATCTATGCTGTAAACTTCTTCGGCACACACCTCGGTATCCCAATAGATAATGCGTACAGACTTGGGGTGTACAGTGTCACAGATAGACTTGATCTCGGTAAGGAAAGCGGACAACTCACGCTGACCGATAGAGCCTGACGTATCAATAGCTAACACTAACTCGTCAACGTGCTCGGTGATACCGCTAGGAAAATACGTACCTGTGTGAAGCAGTCTGCGATTGGGTCGATTGTATGTAGCAAAGTCAGAGCCAGTACATGTATCAGTAATGAACTCACGCAATACCTCACGCCAATTGATTTGTGGTTCGAGTAGATCTGCTACTGTACGCTCACCCCCAGTACCCATCTTACCTGCGGTGATAGCACCCTGACGTATAGCATCGTCAATCTCCTTGGCATGACCTTGTTTCTCCTCATCAGTCATACTCCGCGCACCTTCCCAGTCATGCTCGTCAAACGGCTGTTGGTCAGACTGTTGAGACGAAGGGGAAGGCTGTCCGCCACCATCTCCTGACTCGTTACCCTGTGAGTCACCTGAATCGGGATTCGAACTGGCGTTGTAAATGTCATCGAACACACGCGCACTGTCCCAACCTCGATACTTGGAGTCGATACACATGCCGTCAATACCCTCAATGAACCTATCTTCATTGTCATCAACGAGTTGCTGATTGATTACATAGTCACACGCTTTGTTGGCTGACATTGGACACTTTTTGTACAGGTGTTGCCACGTAGTAAGGTGCTTGTACATCTTGTGGTAACACTCA